GCAGTAACAATCGACGCAACAGCGGGCGGCGCAAGCGCCAACAGCTACATAACACTGGCGGCGGCTGACGCTTACGTTGACGCGATGATTAGTAGCGCCGACGTAAGTGCCTGGAGTACCGGTGCTGATGATTTACGCAATCGGGCTCTTACTGCTGCTGCACAGCGCCTAGACCGCGAGCGTTTCATTGGGGCGAGGGCAGACGATACACAGGCCTTGCAATGGCCCCGGACGGGCGTGCGAAAGCCAGACACCTACGTCAACACTTACGCAACTGGGTTCCCATTTCGGATCTCTGAGGATTACTTCACCGATTCGGAGATTCCGGATCAGATCAAACGAGCGCAGGTCGAGCTTGCTGTTTATTTGAAAAACAACGTTGAAGGCATAAGCCTTGGCGGCCTCGAGGATTTTAAAAACGTCAAGATCGGCAGCCTTGATGTAACCCCTGACAAGACTGGCGCGATCGGTGCTGATCGTGTTCCGCCGATGTTTGAAAGGTACTTGACGGGTCTTAGAATTAGCGGACCAGGCAACATCGCCATTAAACGGAGCTGATCATGGGCTACGGGTATGCGCCGACTAAGGCGACAATCATCACGAACACCGCAGCCCATACCGGTCGGTTCGTAAAAATTATGGCGCTTGAGAACTCAGTCATCGCGTCGATGACTACTGCTGCTATTACCGAAAACGGGTCTTCGACCGTCGAAGGAATCAACATCAACACCTCTGCCTGTATTGAAGGCCTCGAGGTAACAAGCATCACCCTTACAAGCGGCACCGTTATTGCCTACGAAGCATGAGCCTCTCGAAGTCGCTAGAGAGTGTTGCAGGCAAGGTCATCAACAAGTTTGGTGGTGATGTGACGATTCGTTATGTGACGGCGGGAACTTACAACACGACGACTGGCGTCATTGCTGAAACCGAGTCGGATACAGACATCAAAGGCGTCGTGCAGGACGTAAGCCTGCGCGAGGTTAATGAGCTAATCCAGGCGGGTGACAAGCGTTTAATCGTCGCTGCGACCGATTTAACAACGACTCCTGAGACTAAGGATCGTGTTGTGATCTCTACCGTCGTTCATCAAATCATCCGAGTCGACACGACTGAGCAAGCGAACGAGCCGATCACCCACGAGTTAATCCTGAGGGCTTAACAATGGCACGTCGTCAGATCCGCTTCGATCAAATCGGAAAGCATATGGAGGGCGAGGTGTTAAAGCTCGTCAGGGTGACGACGCTTGAGTGGGAGGCTCGAGTAAAGAAGGCAACCCCTGTCGATACAAACGCACTACGAGGCGCCTGGGAAAGTAGGGTCGAGGGCTTTGTCGGCGAGGTTAACAACCGCCAGGAATATGCAGAGCCGGTTTGCTACGGCACGAGCCTGCCTGAATCGTGGGGCGGGGTGTACAGAACACGATCGACGCCTCCGACTGTCCCAGGCTTCCCCGACATAATCGGTAAGGAACTTGAATCCTGGTCACAAAGGCAGTACAGAAAGATCGTTAGGGAGAGCTAATGGCTGCCGCTGATCTCAACACAATCAGGGCCACGATCGAGGGTCGATTGGCGACAGAGCTTGCTAGCAGCCCAGCAATCCCTATCGTTTTTCACAATATGGCCTACGAGCCAACACCGGGCTCTTCGTGGGTTCAGTGTTTAACGACCTTTGGCGGTAGCGAGTATTTAGGGCACGGAGGAACGACAGACTCGCAAAACCGCATTGTCGGCTTGCTCCTCATTAACATCTTTAGTGCTAAAGGAGTTGGCCCAGGCGCGAACTACGTTATTGGAAAACGTGTCCGTGATTTGTACAATAGGGCCATCGTGTCGGGGGTTTACTTCGACGCACCAACCGGTCCAGAGGCCTTGGCTGTGCCAGCTCCCGAGGGCTATTTCCAAACTCAGGTCCGTGTGACCTTTGAATTCATCGAGGAACTCTGACCATGGCAATCCTTCGCGGAGAAGAAGGCTCAGTCGAATTTGAGACCGGCAGCGGCAGCCTCGCCGTTGTAGTCGGTACTCGAAGCTGGAGCCTGTCAATCACTAAAGAAACGCTCGACGTCTCTGATCACGGCGACACCTTCCGGTCGTTTGTCGGCAGCATGATTAGCGGTTCTGGCACCGTTGAGCTTGTTTTCAACGAAGGTGAATCCACCCAAAAAGCATTTTTTGATGATGTCTTGAAGGCCAGCGACGCTACAGACGCATCGTTTGAGTTGTTCCGCGCTGGCAACACTAACGACGCTGACTCGTTTACTTTTGCGGGTATTGTCACCGACGCAGAGATTACTTCTACGGTCGGTGAGCTCGTGATTGTTAGCTGCAGCTTTGTTACCAGCGGCACGATTTCATCTAACGCTTAATATAGGGCTATAGTTTGGGCGATAAAGATATTGCCTAAATGCCTGCACAAGAGCGCACCGTTGACATGCTGGTTGGGGCGTTTGACCTCAACCAGCGTCGTAAGTACGTCCTGAAAGACACTGCCGGCAACAAGCTCGTCGATCTTTATTTTAAGCCGATCACAAGATCTGATCGGAAGAAGGCGCAGCAGTTGGCCGGTACAGAAGAAGCTTTAGACATCAGCACAAACATGCTGTGTCAAGTAGCCGAGCTTGAGGATGGCACTAAGGCCTTTTCATCAGGCGACGCAGCAAAGCTACAGCGGAAGCTGCCTGAGTCGGTTCTTAACGAGCTCGAGTTGTTTCTTTTCGGTTTAGGCGAAGAGACGAGCATCGAAGACGCAAAAAACGACTAAAGCAGGACAGGTGGGCTTTTTATGAGTTCTTCCTGGCCTGCGAACTTGGCATGACCGTGAGCAGGCTTCGCACGGAATTGACCGATGCGGAGCTTGTGCATTTCGCTGCTTTTCACCAGCTAAAGCAAGAAGAGGAAGAGAAAGCGGCTGATCGCGCACGCCGCAGTCGGCGGTAACATTGAACTATTGCTAGGGCGGATCTGTGGCAGTTGAGTCGTCTGTACGCCTTAGGGTCGACGGTAGAGGCGCAGAGCGCGAGCTAAATCGCGTCAATAAAGCTGCTCAGCTTTTACAAGGAACTGTTGCTAAGGTTTCGGCCGCTCTCGCAGGCGTTGGTGCTGTAGGTGGGATTTTAAGAGGTTTCCAAGAGGCAGAGGACGCGGCTGCTGCGGTACGGACTCTCGGTGTTGATTCCCAAAGGCTGAAAAAAGAGCTTGCAGGGGTGAGCCAGGAGCTGAAAGGAACGGTTAGCGAAACTAAGCTGCTCGCAGCGTCTTACGACGTTGCTTCTGCTGGATTTAATAATGCAGCAAGTGCGGCGCAGATTCTTAAGGCTTCTGCCCTCGGCGCAAAAGGCGGCCTGTCTGATTTAAATACAGTTGCTAACGCAACGACGTCTGTTCTAAATGCTTACGGGCTTAGCTCTGACAAAGCAGCAAAACTCGTAGACGGATTTATACAAACGCAGAATGACGGCAAAATCGTCGTCGCACAATACGCGCAACAGATTGGTCGCGTTGCGCCAATCGCTGCTGCTGCCGGTGTTGGTATTGACGAACTGAATGCGGCTATCTCAACAGTCACAGCGCAAGGCTTGCCAATCGAATCAACCTTTGCCGGTCTGCGGCAAGTTATCGCGAGCGTAATCAAGCCAACAAAAGAGGCTCAGGATGCAGCAAAGAACCTAGGCATCGACTTCTCTTCTGCTGCGATCAAAGCAAATGGGTTTGGCGGGTTCTTAGCAGACGTTGTCGAAAAGACTGGCGGCAGTGAAGTCGAGATGACAAAACTATTTGGCAGTGTTGAGGCTATTGCTGCGATTCTGCCTCTTACTAGCGGCAAACTTAAAACGTTCAACAAAAACCTAGACAATCAAGCGAACTCGGCTGGCGCTGCTGCTCAAGCTTCTAAGGAGATGGCAGATACTGTATCGGGTCAGGTCGAGCGGATAATCAACAACGTTGGAAACCTAGCGCGTAGTTTTGACGAGGTGTTCGGCCCTGGTTTGAAAGATTCGCTGAAAGATCTAAACGCCTTGCTGCAATCTTTCATCGGGTTTGTCCGGGGCATAGACACCGAGGCAATCAAGGCAGCCGTCTCGATGGCTGGATTTACGGTTAAGGTTCTCCTTGCGCAAAAAGCATTTATGTTGCTGCAAAAAGCGGCAATAGTTAATTTTCTTGCGAAGGCAATCCCGATGCTTGTTACAGCAAAGGGCAAAATAGTGCTTTTGCGCTTCGCAACAATAAAACTTAAGGCTGCAATGATAGGGCTAAAGGCAGCATTGCCTTTCGGCGCAATGCTTATTGCCATCGATTTAGTTGTCGGAAAAATCGTTGAGGCTAATAGGGTTCAGCAAGAATTTAATGACCTTATAGAGGGCGGCGGCAAGGCGGCTTTAGAGGCCGCAAGTAAGCAACTCGATGCGCGCAGGCAAGTGCTCGAAGCGCAGATGGAGGGGCTCGGCACTAACCGCAACGACGCAGGAACGCGCAAAAGAATCCAGAGAGAGTTAGATGCTATTGACACAAGCCAAGGGAAAATTCTTGGTCGCCTTGGTGAAATAGAAGACGCTGCAAACGCGACAGCATTAGCAGCGCAACAAGATGCAGAAGCAGCTCGTCTAGCTGCAGAAGCCGAAGAAAGGCGTCTTAAGGCAAAACAGGCGCAGGAAACGCTCGATAAGCAAAGAGCTACGCAGAAGGGCACTTTGCAAGATCGAATAAGGGCGTTGCAGCGTGAGGGACTCCTTAATGCAGACATTACAGACAAGCAACGTCGCGGGCTCGAGTATGCTTTTGCGCAAGCAGATCTTAAGAGGCAGTTTCCGCAGCTTACTGAAGATGAGCTCAAGCCCCTAAGGGAGGTTATGCAGGCAACTTTCCAAACTAAAGAAGCTGCTATTGCGAGAAACGCAGCTGAAAAAGATACAACAACTGCTCTTACTGAGCAAGAAAAGCAATATCAAAAGATCGCTGATGTAATACAAAACGGAATCGTAGATGGCATTTACGAAGCTATTGAGGGTTCCAAATCTCTTGCTGAATCTTTCTCTGGCATCCTTAAGCAGCTAGGTAAAATCTTTCTCGCAAGAGGCATTGGATCCTTTAAAAACCAAGACGGGACAGGCGGTTCTGGCTTGCTTGGCATGTTTGCTAACGGTGGTCGCCCTCCAGTCGGCCGTCCGTCGATCGTTGGCGAGCGTGGCCCCGAGCTGTTTGTTCCAGACCGTGCGGGAACGATTATTCCTAATAACCAGCTAGGCGGCAGCACTAGCGTCGTTGTGAATGTCGATGCGTCTGGCACCGAGGTCCAGGGCAACCGAGGCAACGCCGATCAACTTGGCCGCTTGATTGGTCAGGCAGTGCAGGCAGAATTGATTAAACAGAAGCGGCCTGGTGGTCTGCTTACCCGCTGATGGCTACTTTCCCTTCGATCAACCCTACCTACGGGGCAAGCAAGCGCAGCAGGCCGACTGTGCGAAACGTGCAGCTAGGTGATGGCTATAGCCAGCGCCTGCGTTTTGGCCTTAATACGGACCTGAAGACCTGGAGCTTGAAGTTTGAGGTGTCTGAAACTGACGCCGACACTATCGAAACCTTCCTTGAAGCTCGCGGTGGAGCAGAACACTTTGACTGGTCGCCACCGGATGATTCGGAGACCTACAAGTGGATCTGCCAAGACTGGTCGAAGTCCATACCGTATTTGAACAGGGCAACGATTACTGCAACGTTCCAAGAAGTCATTGAGCCATGAGCACTGCTTTTGTTGAGCTACTCAACTCCGGCCCTTTTGCAATCATTGAGCTGTTTGAGCTGAAGCTATTTCAAGATCTGCACGGCTCTGATGAGGAGTATTACTTCCACGCAGGCCGCAACCGCAAGACGACCGTCCCTAGCAACGCAGACGACATCCTTGACGCTTTTTCTATTAAGTATGGCGGCACGCCATATATACCCTTGCCTGTAGAGGCATCAGGGTTTGAGTTTAGCGGTGATGGCACGCTGCCCAGGCCGTCGATCCGCTTTGCCAACTTGCAGAGCCAGATGACAGCGTTACTGCTGGGCATTAACCAAATCACCCCAGGCAACGACCTTTCTGGCGCACGGGTAACAAGGATCCGCACCCTCAGCCGTTTTCTTGATAGCGATAATTGGGAGAACGGCGTCAATCCCTACGGCAACCCTGACTCTGGAGCAAACGCGCAGCTGCCAAAGGAGGTTTACTACATCGACCGCAAAGTTTCCGAAAACAGGGATTTTGTTGAGTTTGAGCTGGTGTCGTCTTTTGATATGGCAAACACAAAGGCTCCGCGTCGTCTTGTGATGCAGAACCTGTGCCAGTGGGAATACAAGAGCAAGGAGTGTGGTTACACCGGCTCAGATGAGTTCACGATCAATGGCGAGGCGCTTTCGCGATCTAACCCGACCGGCTTTGGATACTCAACAAACCAAGAAAAACTAACCACTGGCTCAACGCTGACAGAAGGCAACGCGCTGGTTTCTACCAACGGTTGGTTCATCGCAAAGGTGCAAGCTGATGGCAACTTTGTGATTTACAAAAAGCCGGGTGGATCGTCAGACCATGCGCTTTGGAGTTCAGGGACAGAACGTGGCACAAACACAAACGGCTACACCTTAAAAATGCAGCCTGACGGCAACCTCGTTCTATACAACGACGATGTTGACCGCAATGACTATGCAGGTGGCTCTGTTGTTTGGGGTACTAAGACACACGAGCTAGGACAGATCTCCTCATTGACTCGCCTAAGCGTTGATGGCACTGATCAGTGGTATCCGCCTGATGTAGAGATTGGGCGCTCAGGGGCTTTCACTTGGGAGATAAAAGGCAGCAGTCCTTCAGCTGCAGGGCAGACCACAACAGCCACGCACAACTTTGTAGATGCAGACCATGAATTTGGCAGCCGTTCTGTCAACGTCACGTTCAACTTGACCTCA